ACGCTAATTCCTGTGCCAGCAGTTGCAGCAACACTTGTTACTGTTCCTGTTGTTGGTGTTGTCCAAGTAGGTGCTGATGTGCCTTGAGAAGTAAGAACTTGACCACTTGTACCTACTGCCGATAATGCTAAAGCCGTTGATGTTGAGTAAGGTACAGAGCCAGCAGATGCTGTTAAATTAGCGTTTGTACCACCACGATTTAAAGCTATAACACTACCGTTCCATGTCGCAGAAGTAATTGAACCTGCATAATCTAAAGTATTTGTTGACCAAGATACATTAGATGGCGTTGAATCGTGACGATCCCAAGAACCTGCTGCAATAGAATTACTCAATAAAACTACGGTTACATACCCACCTGAATTAATTGTTGCAACAGTCGTAGATGAATTGTTTTGTACAGTAATTGCACCTGATGATTGATTATTATTAAATGTAAATGTCGCACCGTTTGGCAAAGTTGTAGCATCAGGCAATCGAATTATTTGACCACCTGAACCTGTAATTTGATAATTTTGTACAGATGACGCAGTTAAAACAATTGTTGTACCACTTGCTGCTTGAGTTACATAACCTTCAAATAAACAATTGGTTGTAATATTGCCGTTGCTATCACGCAACACTACTGAATTAGCACCACTAGATGACGTAACCCCAGTTCCACCGTTAGCTACAGGTAATGCCGTACCTGAATATGTTAATGCCAAAGTTCCTGAAGATGTAACAGGACTTCCGCTTACAGTAAATATAGATGGTGCTGATAATCCTACGCTTGTGACAGTTCCTAATGGATTAACTGCCCATGAAGTATTAGAGCCATCAGTCGTTAGATATTTGCCTGAATTACCTGTTTGACTAGGTGCTAGAGCATTAAATCCATCATTTGCCGTACTAGCACCAGTTCCACCATTCGCAATAGGAATAGTTCCTACTAAATCATGGTCATCATTCCAGTTAGACGGTTGAACAATCGTAGGATCGCCAGCATCAGGGATAGCACTTACAAACTTATGTTTTACGGTTATAGCCATTATTGGACTCCAATAATCTTACCGTCTGCGCCCCTTAAAACTTGTTTAGGTCTATTCTGATTTTCATTCATTGTCTGCATAATTTGACCTAATGCCTGTGTCATTTGTTGGTTACCCTGTTCAATAGCTTGAGCAATAGGTGCAAGAGGATGTTCCATCGATTTAGCCATATCTTCTTCAGTCATATATGCCTGTAGTCCATCATCAACACCAGCAGATATACGAGCAGTTTCTATCTTAGCACCGTTATTAATATGGGCTAATAAAACCTGTGTATTACGCTCGGTCATCATTTTCATCTGCGCTACTTTTAAATCCATCTCGGCTTGTGATCTATTACGTTGATCTTCCAACTGGAATTTAAGCTGATTTTCTTGTGCTTGATATTCTTGTTTAGCCTTCTCAAGTTCCATTTGCATAGAAATCTTTTGTTGTTCAAGTTGAGCAGCTTGTTGGGCTTGTTGTTGCTGAAATTGCATCTTAGCTTGTTGTAATTGCATTTCCATTTGCATCTTTTGTTGCTCTGCTGATGGAGGCTTAGGCTGACCTTCCATTGCTTTAGCTTGTTCTCTAAACTTGTCGGCAGTCTCATCAATAAGACCTTCCATGCCCTTACCAGCTTTAAACGCAGTTACACCAAACTTGAGCATTTCCATGAGCAATGGTGTTAATTCAGGTGCTTGTTGAGCAGTTGGTAATGCCGATTGCATAAATGAACTAACGGCACTCAAGAATTCAACACGATTTTGCTTTTCTTGCTGTTCATCCTGATAAATCATTGAATCAGAAGTAACTTCTATACGGAAGTTTTTAGCTGGTTCGTTCTTTAATAGCTCTAAAGCCTGTGGAATCAGCATTTGATCTTGAGGCGATAATTGCATTGCCCCTGAAATCTTTAAGATAGTATCGTCTGTAAAGTGATTGCAAATAATCTGCGCTTTAATTGACAATAATGTCGTAGCAAAGTTCACTACATCATGTTGCATCGTCTTTAAACGACCCGAAGCGTTGTTACTTTTAATGATTTGTGCGCCAAGCGTCTCATTAGGGTCTGTTTGACCCCTCTGAATATCAGCAATACCCATAATCTCGTAGATTTGGTTCTTGACCTGATCCATTGCTGTGTATGAAGACTGAAGTGCAGCAGCAATTGGGGTAATATCCACCAAATTAATCGCCCCTGCCATGCCCTGTTTCTCAGCAAATGCTCCCCAGTTCTTGATTGGAAGCAATGTATTGTTTTCGCCTTCAGTAAATAGACGCTGTAAGCTAGGTTCTGAGGCATCGTATACACCACGCACCTTTAAAGCCTGTATAAATCCATCAATACGGTCTGCAAGCGTATCTAATTGTCTTGCTTGGTCTTGATAAAGAGCAAAATCAGGTACAGGAATCAATGAATCTGTCGTGATTGTTGCATATAAAGGTTTAGGGCAAGGCCAAAAGTTTTCTAACTTGAGTGGGTCAGGTTTAGTGTCAAGGATTTTACCCATCGACTTTGATAACCAAATCACTTCACCTGTTGTTTTATCCCAAATCTCATAGATACAGGCTTCATGCGCTCCTTCGCCCATCTTTTCGTTGTATGACTTAGATGTCTCAGGTTTTGTATCTAAAGGAATTTTACCGCCAAGTTCTTTACCAAAGCGTTCAACTAACGCAGGTCGGCCAAGATATACTTTTCTCCAACAAGCAGTAACTTCTTCCCATGTCCTAGCGATGGTATGACCAAAATCTCGCCATGCTACATAATCAACAGGCGCACATTCGTACTCAATACGTTCTTGGTCTTCACGATGCATACCGCCTTCAGTTTCAGCATCATCAATATCTTCTGTGATTTCCCATCCATCATCAGGTTCACCTTCTGTCTTACCACCGACAATATGAGGTTCATAACGCACCCAAGAAGTACCACGACCACCAAGTAATCTATCCAATACGGATGATTTCATAGCTGAGCCATAGTCACCATAATGCTCAATCTCGTACTCTAAGGCACGTTCAAGCATCATTGAGGCTACCCTACCAACTGGGTCGTTATCTCTAAACCTACGGCTTACATCAGGTCTAGGAAGTCTAGCAAAGATAGCAGGCGTGATTGTCTGTACGTTAGACCACAGAATATTAAACTTAGCGTTAGGATTGTTTCTGCTGCGCTGTTCGTCACGATAACGTTTAACGATTCTATCGCTACGACTTTCCCAGTCTTTATAAGTTCTTTCGTACTGGGCTATGCAATTGTACCAATCTTGGTATGTATGTTCCATGAGGAATCCTTAAGCAAACTGACCTGTAGCAAATACAGAAGCACCTGCGCCTGTAGTAATCTTCCATGCACCTGATACTGATTGAGCATCAAAAGTTAATTGATATATTCCTATTGGGGTATTAGCTGGAACTAAAGCATATGACGTTGCGCCATCTAATAAAGTTACTGTTGATGATGCTGATGTTGATACAGTAATGATGAGGTTTGCAAGAATATCACCTTTAGCACCAGTTACTCCTAATACTTGAGCTGTTTGGCTAGGTGCTACTGTTTCATAAAATACTGCATAAGGTAGGGCTACGGCTGACATTTAAATTCTCCTAAAGGTTGATTTTGGTGTTTGAGTCCATAATTCATTAAGTGTTACGTCTGTTTCCCCGACATGAAGTCCTTTAACTCTTGCATCTTTGAGGATAGGAGTGTCTTCATCTTGCCAAACGATGCTGAGATAGCGCATTGCATCACTCGAATGAGACGTCCAATCGTGTTTCGGGCGATCCCTAAATACTTTTTTATCATCATCCCATTCCCTCTGATATTGACGCAAACATTCGATAAGTTCTTCACATCTATTATCGAACCAACAGCGAGTTAATGCAAGTCTTGTTGCTTGGATTCCGTCCTGTAATGACAGATTTGGTACGATTTTTAGATGTTTTATGTCAATTTTTGCAGAAATTTGCTCGATTATGCTCTTACCGTTACTTGCTAATGTTTTTGCACGAGCATCATGAGGTAGCCAATGAGTGCCATATTTGTACCCAAATTCTTCTTCTTTTTGTTTAATTAAACCTGTGTAATATGGGATAGCCTGACCGTTGGAACTATGATGGTCGAGGATTCTAATTTCCCCAAAAACTACTTGCCACCAAATAATACTTGTACTATCGTTAAAGCCCAAGTCCCAAGCTGTATGACAAGGGAACATAGGGTCGTACTCAACGTCTGTAATACGGTTGAGATCGGTAATCCTACGCATCTCCTGCCCATAAAATGCGCCTGTTATGGAAGCCTCGAATGATACTAGGAACTCTTGTTCGTACTGATTGGCAGACATGGATTGCTGGGCGTCTAATAGTTCGTTTTGTGGAATTAGTCCTGACTGATCTGCTCGTAAGACCTTCGTATACCAGTTAGGATTCTTCTGAGCCTCGTTATAAATGTCATAGAAAGCGTTATGACCTTTAGGTGTACCGATGAACACCGCCCAAGTTTCGTAACCATTTAAGCCATTTCTATCGGTCAGTAATGGTCGTACAATCTCACCCCATATACGAGGTTTCATGTCGGCATATTCATCAAGAACCACGCCATCAAGGTAAAGTCCACGCAAAGCATCAGGATTGTCAGCACCAAATAACCGTATCTTTGCCCCATTAACCAGCTCTACCCACAATTCTGATTGATTAGCCTTAACAATGGCTGGTTCTGCATATTTTAAAAGATAGTCCCAAGCAATTGCCTTACTTTGGGAGTGGTATGGGCTGATATAAGCATACCTGCCATTTGGTTTATTTTCTGTGATTGCCCTACGGATAATGTCGCAAATCGTTGCTACGGTCTTTCCTGCTCGTCTGTGACATACTAATACTGCCCAGCGTTCCTTGCGATAATGAAAGTCTAAAAAAGCGTCACGAGCTTTGTAATCAAACTCATGGACAACTTCGACTAATCCTTCCATTTAAATATATGCACCACAGGTTTTTCAGCATCGCCTACTTGTTCAACCCTAGCTAGTTTAGGCACATGATACTCAGCTACTTGCATAAAGCAATCAAATGCAACTTTAGGGCCTAACTTTTCATTAGCAGCTATTTCATCAAGCCAACCCTGTAATTTATCTGAGTTACCATCAACAAAGCGAGCAATAGCCTCACGAGCCATTGAAGTTGATTTATTAGGCACTCCTGCTGGTCTACCCATGCCAGCTCTAGGTGGTTTACGCTTTTCAGAAGACTTTACTATTTTAGTATCCATATCTGCTCTAAGGTGTTAGTTAAGATAAGTTAATTCTACTACTATTTGACCTCTTTATCCAAGTCTTTGAGTTTATTAGCGATAGCAGCTCTACGCTCTAAACGTAGTCTTTGTTGCTTTTCTAAGGTAGTTTCTGTATGAGGGCGCAACATTGCGTCTTCTTTTTTGTACTTGCGGTTCATGTGTTCCATTAGTATCCTTTCATAGCGTCTTCGATATGATCTCGCCTAGTCTTTTTAGCAGTCTTAGCAGATTCTTTAAAGTCTTTAGCAGTAGGCGCACCCTTAGAGCCAACTTTTCTCATATGCTCACCTGAACCGTTTTTAATCCGTTCCTGTTTGGCATGAATATTTGCGTACAATCCGTTTTTAGCCACAATGCCACCTCTTTAAACTTGCTTTTGCTCTAGGGGCATCGCCCTTAGAATGTTCAACAACCCCCTTCATCCTAGCGCAAAAACTATCGTGTCTTGATCCTGATGCCTGCGGGGCTTGTAAATGACTACCATTTTTTGCGTTGTATGCTGCACGACCTTTAGCAGTCATCCCAGCACCTTCACTTGTCGGTAAATAGTTCTTACCTTTGCCAGTCGTGGTTTTTGCAATAGGTTTATCATGTTTTTCTATTGCTGCACGAATGTCATCTTGCCGACTCATTTGTGGAACTTTTCTAGCTCTAAGGCTAATCTTGCTCTGCGACCTTCACGACCTTTAGCCTCCGCAGCTTTTTCTAACTTAGCTTTTGGAATAGTTTTGTCAGCAGGAACACCTAATTCTTTTTTAAGTGCGCCTTTATGTTTAATTGCACCAGCGATCCAGTTTGACATTACATTTCCTCCATCTCAGTTTTTTTGGACTCTTTTTTAGTTTCACCAACTTCTTCACTAGACTTCATATGTTTTTTGTATGCAGCTTCAATCGTATTTTTACGTTGTTTGGCTTTATCTTGCACACTCAAGGCAATCGCTACTGCCTGACCATGTGGCTTACCAGCCATTTCCTCAGTTTTGATGTTAGTTCCAATTGCTTTAGGACTGGCTGATTTAACTAATGGCATGATTTATCCTTTAATGACGAGCAAATTGCCCATGTAATTGTTCTCTTAATTTTCTCACAACTAATTGAGCTTCGTCTACACTTTTACAATATTTGCGAATAGTTTTACCATTAATTTGACAAGTAGCAGTCCATTCTTTTCGTCTAGAATCCCAAAAAATGCCTTTAATACCTGATTTATTGTTTGATTGTATGCGTTTATTACAAAGATTTTGTGATTGTGTAGATTCTCTTAAATTTTCAATTTTGTTATTTGATGGATTACCGTCAATATGATCAATGTATTTAGGAATATAACCATAAAATATTAAATAAATAAACCGATGTGCATAATCAAGTTTTTTGTTTATCTGTACCATGCAATAACCATTTTTCTTAATACTGCCTGCTTTATCACCAATATTTCTGTTTTTTGATGGTTTTATTTTCCAATAAAGTTCACCATCACGATATTCAACTATATTGAGTAATTCTTCTTGTGATAAAATTTTTTTATTCATAATCCATCCTTTTTATGGTTTGTGAGTAGAAACCCATATTGGTTTGCAGACCTTTATGGGTTTTGTTTATTTAAGACTTAAAACGTAGCATATAAATGGTGGTGTCGATTTCTTGTGCGATGTTGTCAATGAGTTGCACAATCTCGGATTCTGTAGGTAAATCTTGTCTAGCGTCTTTAACAAATCGTTGTAAAGATTCTAAGTAACTAAGTGGTGTACCTTTAGGCATATGATAAGAATCAGGAAAATTAGTAATTTGACCATAGCATCCGAAATAAGCCTCTGCCAAAGTGTCCGTAAGCTCGATAATATTTTCATAGAATTTACCAAGAGTTTTATGTTGTGCATAAGATTTCGTAGCCCAATGCATAAAATGGGTATTTGTTCCCGAATGTAGCAGGGTGGCGAGAAATAATGCCATCGATTTTTCCATAAAAATCTCCTATTTAACCCTTAGTATAAATGAATTTTAATCATTCCTCCAATGTTTTCTGCTATTTCTACGGTTATTTTTTTGAAACATCTGTCATCAATTTCAAGGGCTTGACACATCCCATCAAGTCCTGATTTGATACTGGCAAGCATATTATCCAAGTCCATGTGCCTGCGATTTGGCTTATAAAAGACGATGTGCAATTCTTTATAATCGGCTTTAGGTATCTTCGCTTCTTTGGTAAGCCAGTAACACATTTCTTTGTAAATTGCCTTGTGTTTGGCTTTTACATGATAGTGGCACGATGAATTAGGGTTAAGTTCCTTCGGATACCAACTCAGGGTTAACATTTAAAAGTTTCCATGTGAGTTCAAGTAAGGCTTGCTCGTCAACTCCGTAGCGAGCTTCGAATCGCTTGCCAAGTGTGTGAATACCAGTATCTCCCCTGTGGTGTTCAGGGCATAATCCGATAACTGGTGCGAGACTTCTTTTTCCTCCATACCGTCTGATATGATGGATTTCACATGGTGTATCATCGTAGCCAAGTACGGATTTACACAAAATACATCCCAATCGTGCAACTTTTCCATAATATTCTTTTTCTGCCTTCTTCATATTGTAAATTTTTCAATCTGACGATTGTTAGCCGATTCTGTTTGCCATGCCTGAAAACGCATCTTAGCACTTTCTAAAGCCCAACGTAACGATTCGACCTGTTCAGTTGCTGCGCCTATACCGTTGCATAGTGCCTGATACTCTTCAGAAGCGTACGCATCCATTTCTTTTCCTGATATAGATGTTTGTGTACTCTGTTGCATTTGAATCGCTTTTAACGATGATTTAAACGCTTCTAACTGGGCTAACTGACCTTTGGCTTTAGCATAAGCGTCTTTGTGCGTATAAATAAAATTAATTGCATCGTGCGGATCGTAGTCTTTTTCGTTCATAGTTGGTTATTAATTAAAAGTAAAAAATCATTAGGGTCATAACGATAAATATTAATAATTCTTTTACTAGATTGTTTCCATGTATTTTTATGTGATACACCAAATCTTTGAGCAATACAAATCCATCCCATTGATTTCCAAAATAAATTTGACTCTAAATCATCGGCACAACCCGCACTAAATGCTAAAGTTCCTTGTGTTTTTCCATATTCAACAACTTTATCTAACAATAATCTACCTCTTAAAAATTTTCTAGCATCTGTTTGTAAACAAATTTGAGCAATTTTTCCCTTTTTACTGATTGAATGTGGTAGACCAAAACTTGCTAAACAAAATCCAACCAAATCAGAGTTACATTCAATAACAAATAATTTATCGTTACAAACATTGCTCCAACGATCCCCTGTTTTTATACCTGTAATAGCTGATTCATAAGCCATTTTAGGAATAAATCCTAAACTTTTAGTTTCTATTTTGGATAAAGAAATAATATATTTAATATCTTCTATTTTGGCTAATCTAACTTTTCCAAGTGTTATTTCTTCATTAACCAAACTTAACATTAATGATATTCCCCTTGACGGCATGATGTACAGCATCTTTAAACTGATAAAAGTGTTGGAACTGACTAGGGTCAAGATTAAACTCCCGACCTTTTTCAATCAGACCTGTAGATGTCTCGTGCCATTCTTTGCCCTTGACTACTTGCAGAACAATCTCATCCTCAAACCGACCCTGACGTAACCAAGTCGTTGCGTGAGGTATAAACTGCATTTCTGTACCTTCTATGTTCCAATGTTTAACGTGGGTGTCTATGGCTTTTAATGCCATCTCTTGATCTTCTTTAGGCATACGGTTAAAGACTTCACGAGCCATGCGTTTAGCAATCTTACGAGGGTATTTACTCCAAAATATATCAAAAGTCATTTTTCACTCGCTTTCTTAGAAATACCATTCCAATAACCAGTAGCGTATATAGCAGAGTCTCGGTCTTCAATCTCTTGACCAATATCACATAGTCTTTGCAATGCCAGTTCTTTTTTTAATGCTTCTAACTGTTCATCTTTTAATTTAATTTCATTGTTTAAGCGATTGACTTCTAACATCAGCGTAGCGATGGCTTTTTCTGAAGCATCTAAAATATTAATGATGTCCATTAGTCGCACCTTTCAACTCTAATATCGTATTGAATATTAGCGTTATCACGAGCCATCTTCCATTTTTGGGTATCTGTCATGTATAAATGGCAGTCTCTTAATTGTCTTCTTAATGCTTCACATTCTTCTTCTAGCATCTTGATTAGTTCTTTATCGTTCATTTCTATCTCACTTTCTGTTTAAGTAAAGACAGTATAGTTTAGTTTTCTAAAGTAATCAACTCTTTTTTATAGGTAGTTTCCCTAATACATTAATTTTAAGAATAGATACCCCAAGGGTGATTAGCCTCCATCCATTTAAGTAGTTGAACCTAAACTAATGCTTCCGAAGATAATGTTCAATCGAATATAGGTCTTGTCTCACCGTTGTCCCTATATCTTGTGTGATACCCATTTAAGTTCACGAGGCTTGCAATCGGGTGAAGGATTAGCCTATGTTTACTTCCACGCAACCCATGTAGGTTCTTAATATCGTTTGGAGTACGACAGAAATAGAAAAACCCCTTTGGGTTGCTCTAAGGTGAGATTGCTTAATAAATGGTTCAGTTCATTTAGTAAACACTCAGAACAACCCAAAAGGGTCTATATTTACTGAACTTTTTAACAAACAGATCTCACTCTGCATGAGTAGTATAACAGAATTTTTATTCTGTACACTCGCAAGGTGCATCAAAACCAACAAAAGGTAAAGTTATTTGTTGTTTGTGCATCATAATTACATCTGACCACGCATAATTTCTACCTAAACCTTTTATGCTTGTTAATTCGGCTTGTTTTTCAATGTCCAAAGCTCTTTGTGCTAAATCAGGATGTTTTTCATATAAATCAACAATTTCTTTTGGTCGTGATGAAGGACAAAAAAAACACGCTGATTTACCTACATTATTTATATTGTATTTTGCAATAATATCTAAACAATCTTCTCTTTCCCATTGCCATTCTATTAATGGGTACTCATAAGTATATTTGGGATCATTACGTTTATCTGCGTTGTCAGCTCTATGGGACTCTCCAGCATCATAACCAATGTATTTAACACATTTATCGCCTGTTTTCCACCAATCAATAGCTGGTTGCCAATGGTTTAAAAATTTATCTTGTGGGGCTATTTTGTGTTTTTGTGAACAAGATTTAAATCCATACGCTATAGATGGTAAATTGTGTCTTCTATGACATTCTTGTTCAAGTGTTTCTAAACTGCCATCTTTACGCACTTTTTTAACAATAGTAATTTCAGGTAAACCTTTGTTTGTTAACCAATCACTAAAGTTTTTAATATGTAAATATGTTTCGGGTCGTTCTCCGCCAGTATCAGCAAAAAGTATTAAATCAATTGGTCGTTTTTGTTCATAAAGACCTAAAATCATAGCCGTACTATCTACACCACCACCAAAAGCTACAATATGTGGTTTCATTCTAGCTCAGGCCATATCAT